CTTCACATCCAGCTGCAGGTTGAACTCATAGTTCCGAGCCAGGGTACTGGCGGTATTTGTTTTGATGTGGACACGAATCTTGAAGTAGCGAACCGTATAGACACCTTCCGAGAACGACACGAAAGTGGATGGATTGCTGTTGGTATCGGAGTAGGCCCATTCCACACTGAAGGTGCCGTCAGGGAGATAGTTTTTGTAGGCGACGGAGGCGATGGCTGTCTGGATCGAGCCCACGTCGAAGACTTCCGATGTGTATGTCTGATCCGTCGTCGGGCGCACTGGCGTGTCCCAGTTGAGGGTGCTTTCGAGCGTTTCCCACGAATCGGTGTTGTTCTCGAGGGTCTTGAGCGTCTTGATGGCGATCGCGGGCCGGTAGTAGCCGGTGGCAAACTCATTCGTGAGGTCGATTTCCAGGTCCGATGAGAACGCCCCTCCGCGCAAGCCTGCGTTGAAGAGGTCATATCGGAGTACGATGTTGCTGTCCGAGGGGGCCGTGGCGACGAGCGAATCCGTCGCGTCGTTGAGGCTGTAGTTTTGCGAGGCGTCAATCGCCTTGATGCGGTACGTTTTCGTGCCGGCGGCGAACTGCCGGATGCTGTACTTTGTCGCTTGAATGGGTCCATCGACAAAGTTCGACGTGGCCCACGAGGTGCCGCCTTCCCGAATCTCATAGCCCCAGATGTCCACATCGGGGTTGGGATTCCACGTGAGTCGGATTTCATCGCCCAGTTGTGAGGCATCGAACCCCGTCACATCGAGCGGCTTCGCGGTATCACCGTTGACGGTGAGGTTGCCGCTAATCGCGCCGCTGGACTTCACCGCGAATTTGCTGACGGTGCGCACCTTGATCTGATAGGTCGCCCCGACCTTGGCGCCATGCAGCACGACTTTCGTGGATTCTGGCAGGGCGATCGCCCGCTCCTCATACGCGCCACCGTTCTCGCTCCACTCGATGGCGTAGTTTTGCAGGTTCAGCTTCTCCACGGGCTCCACCCACGTCACCTGGATCGTGCTGTAGAAGTTGCCATCCACCTGCAGGAATCCGACCGCTTGCACCGTCAGCCCCGTCACATCGGCGATCGCGGCAAACGGGTTCGGCAGCGGCGTATAGTTCAAGGTGACCGCCTGTTGCTCCATCGTGTCGCCGAAGATGCTGCTGTTGTACGCCTTGCAGACGAGCTTGCGCGTGTGATCCTCATGCTCCAGGATGCGCTGCACGCGGAACTGATACGCGGTCACACCGTCGCCGAGGATCGGATGCGTGACGCTGATCACGTCGCCCGGCTCAATCGCCAACGCGTTCACGTCGGTCGAGAAGGTCAGCGAGTACCAGTTGACCTTGAGATCGTTCGCAATCTTGGTGATCTCGCGGATGGTCTGCGTCTGCCGGCTGAGGCCGAGCAGGTTCACTTCTCGCGGCACGATCCCGCGCGGATTGACGGCCTGGTCGGTGAGGTCATCCACGCTGACACGGGTGCGCGCATCGTTGCCTGCCGTTGTCGGATCGATATACACGCCAACGAGCCGGTTCGGGCGATCATCCTTGCTAAAGGTTTGATACTCCACATCCCACATCTGGTCATCGGTAAAGGCTTGCACCGGCGATTCGGATTTCTCGACGCGCAGGGAGAACTTGCGCCCGTCGGTCACGAGGAAACCCCCGAAGGTCGCCAGCATGTCCTGCAGATTGTCGAGCCAGGGACGGGAGGCATCGATGATCATGTCCAGTCGGGCGCGCAGTTCCGTGGTCTGATCGAGGTTCGTCACCGTCGCCTCGGCCCAATCGTAGACCGCGCCAAAGCTCGCGTCGTCGATGACCGCGGCCGCAAAGCCGCATCCGCCGCGCTCGCGGCTCAGGGTGAGGTAGTCGCGGATGATGGCCGCGGGATTCCCGGAGGCCGCGATGGCCGCGCTCGTCCAGTTTGAGCCGTTCCAGACGTTGACCTTGCGGCCGGTGACGAAGCACGTGATCACAGGATCCCCGCTCAACTGATCACTGGCTTGCAGGGTCAGCGCGAGATACGCCGTGTTCTTGAGGCCGACGACGTTCGTCCCGGCGGCCCGAGAGTCCACGCCCTGCGTCGGCGTGCCGACATAGGCGGTGTAGGAGCAGCCGGAGAAGGTGGCGATGTCCGACCCGTTCAACTGCACCTGGCTGATCGATCCGAGCTCGCCTTCGCCGATGACCACGAGCCGCTTCTGACTCTGTGGGCCGATGCCGCTGTTCCAAATTTCATAGGTCTGCAAGACCCGGATGCCCAGGCCCGAGTAGATCAGCGGGACGGGCGACTGGTTCGTGCGGATGTTCTGCGCGCCGTCGAAGGCATAACGGTTCGAGGCATCGAGGCCGGCGGCCGGGGAGCCGTTGAAATCGAACGAGCGACGGCCCGAGGCCATCGCGCCGAGCCCGAAGTGCACGGCGGCCGCGACCGCGCCACCCACCACAATCGCTCCGATCACTACCGCTGTCGTGCCGGCGGCGACACCGAGTGTGACCGCCGTCCCGATGGCCGCGAGCACCGCGACCACCGGCGGATGAGCAGGCGGAGCTGGCACAGACCCTCGATCGTCGAGGAAAATCCCTTCTGTCCCGCGCACCGCCCCGGCCAACTGATGGCGCTTGAGGCGGTAGATGAAGGACTTGTACGGCTGGCCCGTCGTCAGAATGCGGTCGTAGCCGAGCCAGACGCCGATGTGCAACTGGCCGAGCTTGTTGAAGTAGTACACGAGGTCGTTGCGGCGCAGGTCGCGGAGATTGATGGTGACGCCAGCGGCGCGCACCCCGGCCTCGTACCGCTTGATGGCCTCGGCGTCGATCTGCTCCGGCAGCGGCACGCCATCATCGCCCCGGATACCGATCCCCTGGCCGCGCAGGAAGTGAATCGCCAGGGTGCGGCAGTCGAGGCCGATGGCCGGGTCGTTCCCGTTGAGCACATAGGGAATTCCGATCCACTGGCTCACATAGGCCTCGTACTCCTGCTCACTCATCGGCCGGTAGGGAAGCTCAGGCCCACCAGAGCCTGAGGACTGCTGATCGCGAGGATCAACAGGGATGGTATCTACCGGCTGTGCGAGGGTGTCGACCATCAGGGGTTGACGCTATCCACGACGGTGGGAAACCCGTGAAAGTTCGCGGTGTTCCCGTTGGCGGCATCAATCTCGGTGTAGCGGTTCTTGCACTCATTGAACGTCTTGTCGCAGCCCCGGCGAATCTTCACCGCGTCCCCGGCCTGCGGCGTGTAGGTGAAGCCGAAGTCCGCGATGGCGGTCTTCGTGCTCTGCGTCCAGGTAATCACCTTGCGAATCTGCCCGATGTTCTGGCCGGAGGTGAACTCAAGCTCCCCGATGGCGTAATACTTGTCGGCGTTGTTCACCGTCGAGAGCTTGATCGACGTCTTGGTCGAACCGGCCGCCACCGTATCCGTCTGCTCCTGCTTCAGCGTGGCCGCGCTGACCCCTGCCGCGCATAGGCTGCCCGCGAAGGTCAGCGGGCACAGCCGGTCGATCTTGCGGCCTGTCTGAAAGTTCAGGTTGCCGATGGCTCCGGCCAGTTCCAGCTGGCAGACCTTCTCGGTGATCCGCACGCTCGCAATCGTGCCGTCGAGGATGATGACCGCATCCCCGGCGGCCGCCAGCGCGCTGAGGTCGATGTGGCGCAGCAGAATCCGCTTGTCGCGCATGAAGTCCGCGCCCTGGAAGAAGAACGCCTGAAACGCCCGGTTGATGTTCTCCATCTGCAATGTCAGCGTGCGCATCTCCGTGTCGAGCACGTTGGTGACTTCGCTGCGGGACACCGGGAGCGGGGTATAGGTTTTCGAGACACCGTCCACGTTGAAGAACGGAATCGGGGCATCCGTTCCGAGCGCATAGTGCAGCGTGGAGGCATCATCGCCGATCTGCGAGCCGAAGAAGATGTCCAGCAGCTCAATCGGCTTGTTCTGCTTCTTCGCCAGTTCGGTGTTGAGCGCAGACGAGGCGGCTCGTGTCATCACACTCCGGAGAGTCGTTTGGCGATCGCCAGTCCTTGAAAGAGGCCGGCGAATCCCTCCACGTACTTATGCGTCCAGGAGGGCAGCCACTGCCGTGAGCACCGGAAGGCGAGCGGCACATAGACGATCACCGCCGCGATCCAGAAGTTCCAACCGATCCACACGAGCGACAGGCCGTAGAGGAGTCCTGCGATCACTTCCACCAGCCACGCCCTTTTGATGAGCCAATGCAAACGGCTCTTGGGGCCGTATCCCGCGCTGAGGGTGGCCGCCATCGACGCGGCCAATCCCACCGCACGCCACCGATTCAGTGCGATCCAGACGCATGCGCCAGCGACGAGCGGCCAGAGCACCCATCGTGCCGGGCGGTAGTTCAAACCGCCCCACGTCCACAGCAGCCACCCGGCCGATGGTAGGATCACCAGATACGCTTCGCTGGTATGCGTCATGTGATGGAGCTCCTCAAGACTTCGATGATCTCGTAGTCGTCAATGCTGCCGATTCCGTAGTGCTCCAAGGACAATACCGCCTGCGATTCCACCAGGCGACAGATGAGGTATCGGTCAATGTCCACCGTGATGACCACCCCGTTGGCGGGAGCCGGGCTGAAGGTCACCGTCGAGATCCGGTTGACGTCGTCATTGGCGAACGTGGCCGCCGACGGTGAGCCGTCTTTGTACGCCTGATTGCGCGTTCCCGCTCCGGTGAACAGCCGGTAGTAATACGGCGGGGTCGCGCTGTTGCCGATGGTGAACACCGTGGTCAAGCCATCGCCCGTCCCGCACGCCAGCCCTGTTACCAAACGATCCAGGTTCTTCGGAGGCAGGAACGAGAACACGTCGAACGCGAACCGCCTGGCGATGAAGAAAGCGCGGAGCGTGTCCATCTCCGCGTTGGTCATGTTCTCGGTGCGAAGCTTCCACAGGCGCTTTGGGTTCTGCCATTTGAGCTTGCGCTGCTCCTGGCCTGAATCCGGATCGCTCGTGAGCACCTTCTGGATCAGGCGCTCCACGACGGGAAACGACGGGTCAATGGGCAGCACATCGCTGACAGCCATCAGACCCGCACGGCCTCCCGCATCGCGCCGCTGTTGCGCTTCACGGCCTTCTGGAACATCGCTTCGACCAAGTCGGCGTTCTGCGCCATCTGGTTGCGGAAGCTCTGCGCGTCGGTGGCGTTGATCTGCCAGATGTTCACCACCTGCATCCCGCCCGATCCGGCTGCGGTGCCGTTATTCATCTGCTCCAACAGCCCGCGATTCTTGCGCGTGGCCTCCTTGTTGACGACGAACTCGCCCTGTTCCAAGTTCGCCATCACTTCTCCGCCGGAGTGATAGGATTTCATCGGGATTCCCGGCACGTAGCCGCCCTGATGGAAGCCTCCCACGAACTTGAACGCGGCGCGGAACGTGGCGGAGGGCGGTACCCCGAACGCGGCCAGCACCGCCGCGACGACGGCCACGGTGGCGATGAAGGCGAGGAACTTGGCGATCATGCCAGCAACGGTTTCGAGGATGGCGCGTCCAAACTCTTTGAACGCGTCCTTAGCCTTGCCGCCTTCCGTGATGATCTTTTGGAAGATGCTGGTGAAGCGGCTTTCCAGATTGTTAACTGCGCCGGTCAGCGTCTCGCTCACGCGCTGCTTGAGATCGGTGTAGCTCGCCCAAAACTTCTTGAGGTCTTCGATGAGTGCTGTGTTCCACGCCTGCAATGCCGGGCGACTGTTCTTCAGCGCATCGATGAACGCCTTGATGCCGGAGGAGGCATTCTTGACGGTTTCCTCGACGACCCCGCCGCCTTCCTTGAACCGCTTTGCGGCCGTGTTCCAATGCTGAGTGACCGCCTGTTCGGCTCCGATAGCC